GAACGCCGGCTCGCCACTCTTGAAGGCGACGGCCATGGCGTCGCCCGCCTTCTTGCCGGCGCGGCCGCCCGAGTCGCCCATCCCCTTCTCGAGCTTCACCCCCATCGCGGTCAGGGTGGCCTCGATCGCGCGGTCGGCGACCCCGCCGTTATTGGTCCAGCCGCGCGCCCAATCGCCGACCGCCTTGCGCCCGGCTTCCTCGAAGCCGCCCCCGCCGCCGCCACCACCGGAGCCGGGGACGCGCTTCTTGCCGCCACCGCCCGTGGCGTCCGTCTCCTTGCCCCCGCCGCCGCCCGCGTCCTTGCCCCCCTTGCCGCCCCCGCCCGTGGCGTCCGCGATCTGGGTGTCGACCGAGTCGCGAATGGCATCGGAGATGGCCTTGCCCAGCTCGGTCGCGGAGTCGTAGACCTCGCCCACGCCATCGGTGAGGCCGGCCGCGAAGTCGCCGGCCCAGACCGTGCCGGTGACACGCGGCGGCACCCCCTCGGTGATCCCCTGGCGCGTGCCGTCGGCCAGCGCCGTGCCGGCGGCGACCGCCTGCTGGATGCGATCGCGCAACCCCTGCGCCCAGCCGTCCGCGAAGACGGTGCCCAGCTTTTGGGAGACGGCCGGCCCGGCCGTCGACTTCACCGCATCGATCGTCTGCTGCGCGAGGGCCTTCGCGGTGGCCACCGCCGCCGGCGTGCGCGCCTCGAGCCCATCGATGAAGCCCTGCGCGGTGTCGACGCCGATGGCGTAGAAGACCTTCGAGGGCGAGCCGCGGCGGAGCACGCCGTTGACGACGCCGATCGCCCCGCTCGCCAACCCGCCGGCGGCGTCGCCGACCGCGTCCTTCATCAAGCCGAGGCCGTTGATTAACCCCTGGCCGATATCGCGCCCGGCCTGCACCAGCCACGTCCCCGCGTCGGCAAAGACCCCGAGGATGGCGTCCTTGATCCCGGCGAGTGCCGAGACGGCCTCGTCCTTCATCTTCCCCAGCGTCGTGATGAAGCCGTCTTTCGCCTCCTCGATTTTGGTCGTGATCGTCGTCGTGATCGCGTCGAATTGCGCCCCGACCGCCGCCGTGATCGCCTGCAGGGCCGTTGTCGTCGCGCTCTGGATCGCCTCCCACGCGCTGCTGATCGTCGCCTGGATGGCGCTCATCGCCGCGGAAATCGCGGCCTTGATCGCGTCCCACTGCGCGGTGACGGCGCTCGTGATCGCTTGCAGCGCCTCGGTGATGACGCCCTGGATCGCGTCCCAGGCGGTGCTGATCGTGGACTGGATGTCGCTCATCGCGGCGCTGATGCGCTCCTGCATGGCGCTCCATTGCGCCTCGACCGCGCTGGTGATCGTCTGCAGCGCCGCGTTGACGGCGCTGGTAATCGCGTCCCACGCGCTCGTCACCGTCTGCTGCATGGCCGTCATGGCGTCGGTGATCGCGCTCTGGATGGCCGCCCACTTCTCGGCGACGGTCGTGCCGATCGCCTCGACCGCGCTCACCACGTCGGTCTGCATCTGCTTGAAGGCGCCCGAGGCGTCGGCGAGGGCCGTGGTGGCGGCGGTGCTCACCGCCGTCTGGATCGCCGCCCACGCCGTCTCGACCGCGCTCTGCACGGCGGAGAGCGCCGCCGTCACGTCGCTCTGGATGGTGCTCCAGGCCGTCGTGACGCTCGTCTGGATCGCGGCGAGGGCCGTCTCGATCGCGGTTTGCACCGCCTGCCACGCGGTGCCCGCCTCGGTCTGGATCGTGGTCCACGCGGTGCCCACCGCCGTCGTCAGCGCGCCGATCGCCGTCGTCACCGCCCCCTGAATCGCCGCCCAGGCGCTCGTCGCGCCGCTCTGGATCGTGGTCCAGCCGGTGGCGACCGCCGTGGTCATGGTGGTCACACCCGTCTGCACCGCCGTCTGGATGACGCCCCAGGCCGCGCTCACCGCGCTCGTAATCGCTTGCCAGGCCGGGGCGACGGCGGCGGAAATCGCGCTCCACGCCCCGCTGATCGTGGTCGTGATCGTCTGCATGACGGTCGCGGCTTCGTCGCGCATCCCGGCGAGCGCGCCGCTGACGCCGGCCTTGATCGACTCCCACGCGGGCGTCAGCGCCGTCGCCGCGTTCGTCACCCACGTCGCCAGCGCCGACCCGAGATCGCCGAGGCCGGCGACGATGTTCTGGACAACCGTGCCGGCGCCACCCCCCTCGCCGCCGCCACCGAGGGACGCGAAGAGCGATTGAAATGCCGCCTGAATCCCCGGCAACGCGCCCTGAATCCAGGTCGAGAACGCCGCCGCCAGATCGCCGAGCCCGGCCAGGATCGTCCCCGCCGCGTCGCCGACCGCCGCCAGCGCGTTGCCGATCCCCTGCACGATGGTGAGTGCAACGGCCGACCAGTCGATGGACGCCGCCCAGGTGGCGACATTCGCGCCGAGTTCGTTGAACCAGGTCTGCAGGCCGCTGGACGCCTGCGTGATGCCGTTGAGGAACGCATCCGACAGCCCTTGCAACCCCGTCAGGATGGCGCTGCCGATGCCTGCCCAATCGACCGACGTGAAGAGCTCGATAAGGGCGCCCCACATCATCGACGAGAGTTCGAAGAACCCGGTGATCGAGGCGCTGGCCGCGTCGAAGAGGCCCTGGAGGACGCCGCCCAGGTCGCCCTGCCGCAATGCGTTCACCGCATCCAGGAGCCCCTGCCCGATCCCCTGGAGCGTCCCGAGAAAACTCTCGATCATGGCCCCCACGGTTTCGAAGACGCCGGTGAGGGCCGGGAAGGCTTCGCTCAGCGCCTGCACCGCCGCCTGGAGCGGCGTGAAGCCGGCGTCCATCAATTCCCGCGTGCGGTCGATCGTCGCGCCAATCTGATCGATGAAGCCGCGGAAGGCAGCGACCGCCTCCCCGATGACTTGCGCCAGCGGTTGCACCGCGGACGGCAGGCTGGCGAGAAAGTCGTTGAGCGTATCACCGTCTTCCCAGACGAATTTGAGATAGTCGCCGAACGTCTTCAGGTGCCCGACCACGGCATCGACCGCGTCCCCGAACCCGAGGAAGTTCGTCTTGTAGGCGATGCCAAAGGCCGCGAGGCCGGCCACGACGAGGGCCAGCGGAGCGGCAATCGCGGCGACCCCCGCGGCGACCGGGCCGAGCGTGGCCAGAAACGCCCCCATCGGCCCGAGGATGAAGCCCACCGCCGCGCCGACCGCCAGGAAGGCGGCGGCGCCAGCCGCCACAAACGCGATGCCCTGCTGTATTGGCGCCGGCAGCCCGATAAAGACGTTGACGAGATCGGCCAGGCGCTCGGCAACCTGCTCGATCACCGGCAGGAAGGCGACGCCGAAGGCGATCTTGGCGGTATCGATGGAGCCCGAGAGCGCCTCCAGCGCGCCCTTCATGCCAGCCATCTTGGCGTTGGCGACCTCGGTCGCCTGCCCCGCCGGCTGGACCGCATTCAGATAGTCCTCGTAGCCCCGCCCGGTCCCCTCGACCGCCGACTTCTGCGCCTGGAACATCAGCTCCGCCGCGCGGCTGGCATCGGAGCCAAAGATCGTCTGCAACGCTTCCGCCCGCTGCTGATCGGTCAGCCCCTTCAGCGACTCGTAGAGAATGTCGGACGCCTCCGACATGCCGACGAAGTTGCCTTGCGCGTCAAAGAAGCGGTTGCTGTTCTCCTCCGTCGCCAGCCCGAGCGCGTAGAACGCCTCGGTGGCCGGCTTGGTCGATGGGGTAAGGGCATTGAGCATCGTCTTCATGGAGGTGCCGGCATCGCTCCCCTGCATGCCCCGGTCGGAGAAGAGGGCCAGCGCCGCCGCCGTCTCCTGCAAGGAGAGCCCGAGGCCCGCCGCCGAGGGGCCGGCTTGCGCCATGCCCATCGCCAGGGAGTTGACATCCGAGGCCGAGGCGTTCGCCGCCGCCGCCAGGGTGTCGGCCACCTGTGTCGCCTGATCGCCGCTGATGCGAAAGACGTTCATGGCGTTGGACATCACTTCCGCCGCGCGCGGCATGTCCACGCCCCCGGCGGCCGCGAGGTTGGCGGTCGCTTCCGCCGCGCCATTGAGAATGTCGGGGATGCCGACGCCCGCCTTTCCCAGCTCGGCGATGGCCCCCGCCGCCTCCTGCGCCGAGAACGCGGTGTCCTGCCCGATCTGCAAGGCAAGGTCGGAGAGTTGCGACAATTGGTCGGCGGTCGCCCCCGTGACCGCGCCGATCTCATTCAGGGTCGCCTGGAAATCGCCGGCCGCCGAGGCGGCGTCCACGATCGCCGCGGTGATCCCCACCGCTCCGGCCGCCATTGCCGCCGACGCCGCGCCGAAATTGGCCCCGGCCCCCGAGGCTTTCGTGCCGAGGTCCTCGACCGTCTTCCCGGCCGACGCCATCTTGCTGTCGAAGTCGCCGGTGTCGGCGGTGATAACCGCTTCGATCTCCGCCATCCGGGTCGGCATCTAGCGACTCCTTCCCGGGAGCGGCGTCGGCCGCTGCCTCGCCTGCCGCTTGCGCGCCCGTTCCGCCGCCAGCGCCTCGGCGCGCAGCTTCACCCGCGCCGCGCCCAGCCAGTGCAGCGGGTAAGCGGCGAGATGCGGCGCGGGGACGCCAAGCACGTCCGCGAGTTGGATAGCGGCGAGGTCGGCGTCGATCAGCTCCGGCACTGGCTCAATCCCTTCTCTCCCGCCGGTGCGCTCCCAGCGAGCGACGCCCTGCTCGTACACCGCGCCGCCGTCGTCACGGAGGACTAGCGCCTCCGCGATCCGCGCGAGCCGCTCCGGTTTGGGAAGGCCAGATCGATCAGCTTGCTGGTAATCTCCGATGTGAACCACATCGGCACGCAGCGGACGATATGCGGCTCCAGCGGCACCGGCGCGTCGCGCTCGACCAGCGTCTCGCCGGTGCGCGAATAGACCGGCCCCAGCAGATCCCACGAGGCGACGATGTCGCAGAACGCCTGCGCGTTGCGCAGCGCGGTCCGCCCCGTCTCGTCCTCGTCGTCGTCGTCCGGCTCGTCCATCTTCACCGGCTCGGAGGTGAGGCGGTTGACGTAGAACTCGACCTCGACCGGGAATTTGGCCCCGGTCGGCGCATCGAGGCGCAGCGTCACCGCCTTCCGCTCGTCGCGCGGTGCAAATTCCTCGAGACTGATCGGCACAACGGCCCTCCTGTCAGACGGCGGGTAGCCACGTTTCGGCTACCCACGTTTTGGCTATCCACTAGCCGGCGAGACTCGGAATCGCGTTCACCAGCGTGAGGCGGATCACGTTGCCGCTCGTCGGGTCGATGGCGAGGCGGCCGGTGTACTCGCGCGTCATCGCGCCATCGGTGTCGTCCGACTCCCCGGCCTCCTGGTAGATGACCGCGGCATCGGCTTGCAGCAGGTAGGTGTTCGCGCCGCTGATCACGTCGCCCTCCCACTCGGCGCGGACGAAGCTCATCGTCCCCGCGCGCAGCTTCGCCAGTTGCGCGTCCGCCACGGCGTTGCGCCCCAGCGTCAGCGCGATGGTGTGCTCCTGGTCGGAGACATCGATCACGCCATCGGAGGAGCGGCTCTTGTTGATCGGGCGCACCCGCGACAGCCGCTCGCCAATGTCGATGCTCATGTCGTAGGCGTAGAGGAGCTGCGTGGTGCCGAGGCCAGCCCACGCGCTATCGAGATAGACGTTGCCCTGCACCGCGCCAGCCGGCACGGGCGGGATATCGGTCACGGTATCGTCGCCCGCCGTCGTCTCCGTGGCGGTGACGGCCGGGCTCGTGCCGCCGGTCAGGCCGGTGTTGTCGGCGGTCAGGAGGGTGACGTTCTCGCCGGAGAATGGCCCGCCGAAATCGACCGTGATCGGCGTACCGGGGAACGGCCCGCCGCCGACCGTGAGATCGCCCGCTTCGACGCTCGGCAAGCCTTCCAGCGCCGTCTGCACCGCGGCCGCGCTGGCGTTGTACACGATCGCCGCCGTCTCTTCGCCGTTGAAGGTCAGCGTGAAGTCGCCGCCGGTCGGCGTCCCGGTCATCGTCAGCGTCTGGCGCTCCAACTGGATGCCGCCGAGCGCCGCGCCGGCCGCCATCGCCTTGCCGAAGCCGTCGCCGGAGACGTCGAACCCGTCCGCGCGCCCGCCGCTGATGGAGAGCGTGTTGAAGATGAAGCCGGTCACGACGTCGGCCGATTCGGCGTAGCCGTAATGGACGGTGTAGGAGACCGGGCGGTTCGGGCGTCGCCCGTTCCAGATCCACTGCCACTGGTACGCCGCCGGGCTGCCGCCGAGGCTGGTGATGGTGGGCACCCCGAAGAGGCCGCTGAGCACGAAGCCGAGCGCGTTGTAATCGAGCCGGCCGTCGATGCTGCCCGCCGAGAAGTCGTCATTGATGAGGACGACGGTCGGCACCATCGCGCCGGGCGGGGCGAACGGGTCGGTTTCGATGGTCGGGCTGAGCGTGATCCCCAGCCCGTTGAGGCGAAGAAACTGCGGACTGCCCGGCGTCACGCCATAGCTCGTCTCGCGCACGAGCCGGGTCTGGGCGCCTTGGAATGGGTAGACGTTCGGCATGGCTAAACTCCTCGTGCGCTAGCCGCGTTACGGCGATTTCTGCCGGACCTCGAATCGAAAGAGGCTGCTGACCTCCTGCCAGATCCCCGCGGGGCTGATGTCATCGGCCGTCACGATCGGCCCGAGATACCAGCCGGTGATGGCCCAGGTCGAGCCATCGCCGGAGACAAAGGTGACGCGCTTCCCGCGATCGTCACTGCCGCCGAGCGCGGCGTGGGCAGCGATCATCGGCGCGCGCAAAACTTGCTCATCGAACCCCGGAGCCCAGGCCGAGACGCGCCACTCCAGCCCGATCACCGCCTGCCCCTGCCCCAGCGGCCGCGCCGGGATGCCCCCCTCCGGGCCGTAGAAGCGGTGCGTGATATGCGGCCCCGTCACATCGGGCGGCGACATCCGGGGCCAGATATTGTCGGCCCCGATCAGGGCGTCGATCGTGGCGTCGGCGGCCAGTTGGCGATACACAAATTCGTACATGAGCGTCACCGGCTCGTAGGCGCTCACCCGAGCCCCTCGTTCGCGGCCCTGACGATGGCGTCCACGATCGCCGGCGTCTGCGCCTCCACCGCATCGCGGAGATATGGGCGAGGGCTCATGTGTTTTGTCCCCTGATGGACGTAGAGCGCCCGAGCGTCGGGCAAGCCCTCGCCCGCCGTGATGGTCAGGCTGGTATCGTCCGAGGTGACGCGCTCACTCGCCCGCAAGGCCCCCGAATCGACGGGAGTCCTACGGTTGGTTTCCGCGAGCAACGGCCCCTTCGCGGCGGCCAGTCCCTTGCCGATCGCCGCGCGCATCCGCGCCGGCGCGACGCCGAAATCGTTGAGAGATATCCGCATCTCTATGCGCATCACGCGCCCTTCTTGCCCCGGCTCGCCGGCTTCTCTGCAACCGCCTCATCGGCGGGCGGCTCATCCGCCGCTGGCACGGGCGCGGCGACCTCCGCCTGCCCGTGATATGGCGTGAGATACCCCTGCCCCAGATCGTCAACCTCGACCCGATGCGTGATGCGCGCGCCGGGGTAGGTCTTGTGGATCTGCGCCGGCGTGCTCGTGCTCTCGAACATCTGCCCGTCCGGCAGGGTAAAGCGATAGCGGTTCGCCATGATCGCCTCCTAGCTCGTCGCCTTCGCGGCCACCGTCAGCGTGAAGCCGAAGGAGCTCGCCAGCGGCGCGAAGATCACGTCCAGCGTTCGCCCATTGACCGCGATCGTGTCGGACGAGCGCACATCGGTTCCGCGCGGCACCACGACCTCGTAGTCGGCCTGCGGCCCGTAGCGCCCGCCGGCGACCGCTTCCGTCGGCGCGCGCCCCGGCACCCGCACCAGGCACGGCGCCGTCGCCACCGTCGTCTCGGCCCCGCTCGGCGCCCCACTCGCCCCCCGCGCCCCACTCGGCCGGCGAATAACGCAGGTATCCGCCATCTGCCCGGCGAGCAGCCGGTCGATGCTCGCCACCGCGCCGGCGGGCAGGATCGGGTTCGGCCGGATGGCCATCACGCCGTCTCCCGCGCCAGATCGTCCGCCAGGTAGTTCAGGTCGAGCGCCCAGACGAGCGCCACGTCCTCACTGGGGACGACCCCGAGCGTGCCGAAGCGCTCGAGCACGGCGCTCGCCGCGAGGGCCAGGTCCGTCTCGGCAGCCGCCCGGATTTGCGAGAGCTTGTAACTGTCGCCGCCCGTGCTGACGTCGAAGTTGGCCGCGCCGAGGTCGCGACTGATCTGCGCCATCGCCCGGTAGGCGAGTTGCGCGCGCCAGTCGGCATCCTCGGTCGCATCCGCGCTCGTCGCCGTGGCCAGATCGGCCTCGGCGACGCCCAGCGCGCGCAAGGCGTCGTCAATGACCTCGCCCAGCGCGCCGGGCGTGTCGGTCGCCGCGCGGTTCGCCGCCGAGAGGTAGCCCCCATACCGGGCCGCGAGAAACGCCACCGCGTCCGCGCGGGTCATGCCGCCTTCGCCTTCTTCGCCGGCGCCGGCTCCGGCAGCGCGGCCAGCACCGCCTCGGCGAAGTCGGCAAAGCGCTCGATCTCCACGATCGGCTGCAAATCCGCGTCGCGCATCCGCTTTGGATCCGCCGGAAGCGCCACGCCCAGCCGGTCCGAGAGCGCGGCCAGCGCCGTCTCCAGCCGCTGCCGCGCCAGGTGATTTCGCTCCGCCCGCGCCGCCAGACTCGCCATCGCCGTCGCTCCTTTAGGCCATCGGCGCCGCGTAGCCGGTCGGCGTGCTGTAGGTCGCGTTGCCGACGAGCAACGCCACCCCGCCGACGCGGTTGTAGGCCCCGAAGCCGGCACGCCTGAGCCACTGGCTTTCCGTGAACGGGTGATCGTCGCGCTGGGCCACGCGGGTGAAGCCCTGCAGCTCCGGCTCCGGGTCCTGCCGCATGCGCAGCGGCTTGATCCCGTCCGTGGTCACGCCGATGGCGTAACCGGAGGGGAGCGCCTTCCACTCCACGATCCAGGCGCCGGAGGCGCTGTCGTAGCCGAGGAGTTCGCCCGGCACCGCCGCCCCCAGCGCCCCGGTCAGTTCGGCGGTGTTCGCGCCGAGGCGGATGTTCGGGTCGCTCTTCTCGAAGAAGGTATCGAGGGCGATGCTATCGGCCTTGAGGCTGCTGGAGATCAGGGCGATCACCTCGCCGCCGTTCTCCGGGTGCTCCATCAGCTCGTCGTGGATGGTGACGAAGGCGTTGTCCGCGCCGTCGTTGATCGCGTTCGCCTGCCCGAGAATGTGATCGTCGGTCGCCATCGTGTCGGCGCCGGAGAGGACCTGATAGGTCTCGCCGCCGCCGTCCGCCAGGTTCTCGACCGTGAGCGAGCCGTACTGCTCATCCTCGAAGGTCCACGAGGCGTCGGTCAGGAGCGCGGCGAGAATGTGGTCGCGCATCCAGCGCATGTCCGCTTCCAGCATGGAGAGCGTGATGCGGTTGGCGTCGGCGACCGTCATCTTCTGCGTGGTGACGTAGTTCGCCCCCCACGCCGAGCCGGCCGACTGGATCGGCCAGGCCACGTCGTAGTAGCCGGCGATCTTGATCGGCCGCGCCCGCCCGTTGTCATCGAGCGGCTGCAGGCGGTGCGCCGTCGTCTGCTGGAAGCGCGTCTTGTAGGCCGTGGTCGGCTCCACGAAGAGCGCCATCATGGCGTCCATCTGCCGGTTGTGCTCATCCACCGACGCCTGAATCGCGGTGTCCACCGTCTCGATCAGGTTCCCGGTGACGCGCTCGGTGAAGATGTCCTTCAATTCGAGGAATCCGTATCCGACTTGGTTGGCCATGAGTTACCTCACTTTTACGCGCCGTCGCTCACGACTCACAGCTCGACGGACAACAGCTTGTCGTAGGCCGTCCCGGTCGTGGTCGCCGTCGCCGGGATGACGCGCCCCACCACGACCGAGGTGGTGCCCGCCGCATCCCCCAGGCGGCCATCGGTGTCGGAGACGTAGATTGCCGCGTCATACGCCTGCGAGAAGGTGAAGCCGTCCAGAACGCCGCGCCGGATCGCCGTCACCGGCCAGCCGGCCGGGATCGCCTTCTTGCCGGTCGCGATGCCCCAGACGCGTGCCTCGGCGGCGCTCGTGCCGTTGGCGTTCGTGAACTTGCCGGATGTGGTGTCGATCCGGACCGGTGCGCCGGGCGCGATCGCCTCCGCCGCCGGCAGCGTCATCTGCTGGATCGACTCCACGATGGAGACCGTGTTCGCGGTCGCGAGTGCAATGTTCGCCATGTGTCACCCCTCAAATAGCCGCGTGCCGGCTATCAGAACCGTCGATACAACGGGGCTTGGGCCGCGCGGGCCTCGTCGCTGCTGACCGTGCCTCGCGTGCCGCTCGGCTTCGGGTCGTGGCCGTTGCCGCGCTTCGCGTCAGCCTTCTCGCTGAGTTGCTTCACCAGCGCGGCGGTGTCCGGGTCGTGCAGGAAGCGAAAGCGCCCGAGCACATCGTCCTCGGCGTGCTGCTTCTCGCCGAGCTTGCGCACCGCCTCCGGCAACGCCTGCCAGCCGGCCTCGATCCCCTCCGCCATCGCCGCCCGGTACTGGTCGTTCTCCGCCTTGAGCGAGGTCGCCTCGGTCTGGGCGGTCTCGAGATCGGCCTTGAGTTGCGTCTCGACCTTCTCGAATTCGCCCTTTGCCTTCAGGTCGGCCTCTTCTTTGGCCTTCCGCTCCCGCTCAGCGGCAGCGTCCGCGTCCGCCTTGGCATCGGCGCGCGCTTTGTCGGCGGCCGCCTTCCGTTCCGCTGACAGCAGTTTGCCGATGTGGCGCTGCTGCTCTTCCGAGAACTCGACCTTCCCCTCGCCGTCCTTGGCGCCGTCCTTGGGCTCCCCCTCGTTGCCGCCGGGGTTCGCGTCAGTCTTGCCCGCAGACTCGGTGCTTCCGCCCTCGCTACCGTCTGGTTTGAGGAACGGGCCGCGCCGGCCCATCCAGAGCGAGTGTTCCAACCGTGACATCTGCACGCCTGACTCCTTGCCCGGCGGTAACGGCGCCGGTGGCCGAACACGAAAAAAACCCACCCCTCCCGGAGTGGGCGCAAACCGCGCGCGGCCCCGGAACAGGTGGGCAGGCCCCCTACTGAGGGTGCGACCCCTATCTAGATGTCGAGCAAGAGTCTAGCATGCTGTCCGCATACGCATACATCCAGCGGCCAGGGCGAATGATCCGCCCTGGCCGCTGGATCGCATCGGTCGCGCCACGTCAGGCCGTGCCCGGCCCCGCCGTGACTTACCAAGGCTAGCCGGTCATGTCTTGCCGTTCCCCGCGCCGCCAGCCTCGCCGGCCCAGCCGTGTCCCGGCTCGCCTTGCGTTGCCCGGCCCCGCCAGCCGATTCACGCCTCGCCCAGCCATGTCTACCCGTGACCAGCCAGCCGTGCCGTGTCACACCCAGCCCCGCCAGATCACGCCGCGCCCCGCCTGGACGGTCTTGCCGTCCCGTCTCTCGCCACGCCTACTGACGCCTAGCGCGCCGGCGTCGCCTCGGGCGTGGCATCCGCCTCGCCATCGAGCATGTCCCATCGCGCGTAGACGCCGGCAAACGCGGGACAGGCGGCGATCGCCTCGCGCCGCGTCGTCTCGAGCCGCGCATCCAGTTTCGTCGCGCTCTCGTTCGCCATCAGCGCGGCGGTCATGAAGCCGCTCGTGGCCGCCGTGCGCGCGATGGTCGCTTGCAAGCCGGCCGTGTCGATCTGCGCCGCGTGCCAATCGGCCACCCCATCCGGCGGATCGATGGCCGTGAGCGCCGCGTGCGCGGTCTCCGCATGCGCGGCGGAGTTCAACCACTCGGCCGCGGTAATCGTCAGCGGATCGCGGTC